GTGGGGTTTTTTCTTTACGCTACAATAAAACTAAATTACTTTTTGGATCGTGGCAGCCACTATAGACGCAACAATAAAAGGAGCTAATGCTAATAGTTACGTTACTCTTTCTGAATCTAATGACTATTTTGATACTTCTCCCGATTCTTCTACTTGGACTAACAAAAGTGACGATCAAAAGAAAAGATCATTAATATCAGCGACAAGATGGATTGATACTTTAGTGTTTTATGGAGATAGATGTGATTCAGGACAGGCATTAAAGTTTCCAAGAAATAATTATCAGGTTGATGGAGTAGAACTTGCTTGTTCTACAATTCCTCAGAATATTAAATATGCACAGTTTGAATTAGCAAGAGCATTAGTAAATGATCCTGATGCGATGACAGGAAATGTAGGAACTAGCGGAAATATTGCTGAAGCAAAACTAGGTGATCTACAGGTTAAATACAACAACGAAAGTCAGGGAACTGGTTCTGTAAATAATATCTTAGACGTTTATCCCTGGCTACAAAGTTATCTTGGTGCTTACATTTTAGGCGGTGCTGGTAGTTTTCAGATGAGAGTGGTGAGAGGATAATATGTCACTTATAGATAGCACTTTTAAAACCTTACCCGAACAGATACTTAATCAATTCGGCATAGATGTAACTTACATAAAGACAGCAACGACCCAAACTTACAATGCCTCCACAAGTCAAGTGAGTGGATCGGACACAAATGTATCAATGAAAGCTGTTATCACAAGTGTTACAGCCACAGAGTTTCAATCAAACTCCCAAACCACAGATGTACAGATAATATTCGGTAACAAAGAACTAGGTGATTATTTTCCCAACAGTAGAGATCGCATACAATACACAGAATCAGGAACAACTAAAGTGGCAAGAATAGTAGATGTAAAAACACAACGAGGAGACTCCCCTATCCTCCACACTGTTTTGGGGCGACCACAATAATGGCTAGAAACGAAATACCAAAACTAATAGCTCGTATAAAAGTTGTATCAGAAACAGTCAGTTACACCGCCCCTGCCCGTGCTACCGAAAAAGTGGTAAAAACACTTCAGGATATAGGACCAAGATGGACAGGACTTTACTCAAATTCTCATGTTATAGATGCTAAACAGTTTGGTTTGTTAGCTGTTGGAAGCGGACAACAAGGGAATCCAAGTCCTATTGTATTTAATGGACGACCTTCAAGAACTTCAGTAAAAAAGGTACTTGCCACAGGAAAGTCTGTATTTTTAATTGGTAACGATGCTCCCTATGCAAACCAAGCAACAGACCTAGAACCTTTCAGACCTTTAAGTAATAAAGATCTCGATCTTCCACTAAAAGCTCAAATATTTGGTGAAAGAAAGGATCGCAGAGGTCTTGTAAAAACTGATCTTGAGGGTCTTACTGGCGGACCAAATAGTGCAACTGCTCCCTTAGATTGGTTTACAGATTATGCCCAAAAAGGAGGTAAGATGCAAAAAGAAGTAGAGACTACCTTTGCCAATATTTTTAATAAATTAAGATGAATTATCAAACTATCAGATCAGCTATCGAAACCCCGTTCCAAACTAATTATGGAGCGTTAAGTCCTGCTGTACCTATATTCTTTGATAATTTTTATAACGTATTAGCAGATAGTGTAGATGAGTTCATTCATGTAAACTTGAAATTTGGATTTACAACTGAATCTGCATTAACAACCTCACATGACCATATTCGAGGAGTGATAATTGTGAGGATTTGCACAGAGAAAAATAAGGGATCGGCTAGGAATCAGACATTGGCAGGAACAGCATTTACAACTTTAAATTCTATAAATGAGACAGCTAAGACAAGTAGCGGAGTTTACATTCGTTTAGGTCAAATTGACGGACCAGGTTTTACAACAGTTGAAGGTGGACAGGAATCTAGAAAAGGTTTGTATCCTTTCTTCGTTTCAAGACTAGAAACAAATTTTCAGGCACAATTAATTTAACTTATTGAATCTTTACTATGATTCACGCTATCCTATAGACATATCGGGTAGTACCCGTATGTTCAAACCTTAGAATTATTAAACATGGCTACAGTTCTATCGGGTACTTCAGGAGCTTTATTTTATTCTCCTGCTGGTACAAGCGTAACAACTCTTGCAGCTTCCGCATTTCCTTCCTCTGGAGCAAATATTACAGTTGGTGCAAATCTTGGTTTTCAAGTTGGTGATGCAGTAACTCTTACTTATCCATCTGGATCAACAACAACAAATGCTATTACTGCTGGTGCAAAGTTTGTAAAGACATATGATTCATCTACAGGTGTTTTAACTTTATCTGCAACAAACGGTGGAGCAGCTTTAACAGCTTCCGCAGCACCTTCAGGTTTTGGATCAAACTTTGCAAGCATTGTTTTTACAGCACCTCAAGTTGTAGGTAATGTAAGAGAATGGAGTTTTGAAATAACAAGAGCAGAAATTGATGTTACTGAAATTGGTCAGACATTAACAAATACTGTTCCATTCAGAACATTTATCTCTGGATTTGCTGATGGAAGTGGTTCCGCTAGTGTTTATTCAACAGATGATGATACAAACTTAGCTACAAGATTAGTAAAAGATGTTCTTCTTCGTATTCAAAGTGGTGCAAAGATGAAGCTTTATATTGACCGTGTTTTAAGTGGTGGTAGTGTTGATGATACTGCAAGTAGATCAATTACTGCTGATGTTATTCTTACTTCTGCAAGTTTCAACGTAAACCCAGATGACGGACAGTTAGTTGAGATTGCATTTAGACCAAGCACCGCACCTGAGTTTGACCTATCCAAGACATAATACTATACTAATAGTTATTAATTATTATGAACCTCGGTTAATCCGAGGTTTTTTATTACATAATGAACTACAATAATAAAAATAATAAAAAATTTATGGCAACTTTAAATGCTCTTGAGAGGCTAAAAAAAGCAGCAAACTTAGAACCAATCCGAAAAGAAGTAACTTTATCTGACAATTCTATCTTTGAAATGTATGTTACCCCACTAACAATGGCAGAACGTGAAAGAGCACAAAAACAAGCAAGAAGCGATGATACAAATGCTTTTGCTTTGCAGTTACTTATTAATAAAGCTCTTGATGAAAATGGAGTAAAGATGTTCAACGCAGGGGAAGTGGATATTTTAAAAAACGAAGTAAAGGACAGCGATCTTCAAGCCTTAATGCTCGCAGTAATAAATGCAGAGGAGGACGAGCCTATTGACCCAAAATCCTAGCGAACCAGTTAAGAAAAGATAACTGGATGATGCTTAAGTTTGGGGTAGCAAAAGAATTAGGCAAAACGCTCCATGAAATAGGCAATATGACCGAGACAGAGCTAATCGGCTGGAGTGCTTATTTTCAAGTAATAAACGAAGAACAGGAAAAAGAATTTAATAAAATTAAACGCAGAAGATAGTGCTAACCAAAGTATTTAATGTAAACTAGAATAAATATTTCTTTTTGGATCGTGGCTTATAGTGCTGAGATAGATGTAAAAGTACGGAATCTTGGTTCTATAAATCAGTTAGAGCAAAAGTTAAGCAGCATAAGTAAAAGTGTAAATGCAATAAACAAAAAACGATTAGGAGGCGGTGCTTCAGGAGGCGGTGGAGGAGGTGGTTCTTCAGCTAATCCAGATAAAGAAGAATTAGCGGTTTTAAAACTCCGAAATACAGCGTTAACACAAGTTAATAGGGGGTTAAGAGCACAAAATAAATTAAAGGGAGAGGGTTTAAAACTTGAACAAGCTATTAAGGATTTAGAAGGTATTGGGTCTAAGTCAAATTTTGATGATTTAGATGCTACACGAAAAGAGATTGAAGAAAATAAAAAAATATTAATTCAGACTGAAGAAAGGCTAATTGATGAAAAGAGGATAACTACCGAGGTAGAAAAAAGAGCAAAATTTTTAAAAGGAGCACCTACGGGATTTAAAGCAGATCAGTTTGGACCTCAACAAGCTCCAACTAAAGGTGCTGGTCAGGCAGCAATGAGTATCGACACCCGTACTAAGCAATCTGACAAAAGATTGCGTATAGAGTTGAAGTTGAGAGAGTTAGAAGCTAAAGGAGTTAATACTGCAAAGCTACGAGGAAAGATGGGCGAGCTTGTAGACGCTCAAAATCGTAAAGCATTTGGAGATGTAAAGCAAATAAATAGAGAAATCGGAAGGGGCATAGCAAAAGAACAAAGCAAGCTTAAAATATTACAGCTTCAAAACAAACAAAGGGCTGAAGAAATTAAATCAAGTGCAAAAATGGAAGCTATAAGACAGGGAAATTTTGCGGGATCTGGCCCAGGAGTGTTTGGCCCACAGCCTAGAAAATCATTTAGAGAAAGGATAGGAGCAACAAGAGGATTTGATACTCAGAGTGCGTTGATAAGTGGTGCGTTTCCTCTGTTATTTGGGCAAGGTCCAATAGGTGCGGTAGCTGGTGGTCTTGGTGGTGGTATAGGTGGAATGTTCGGAACAATGGGTGGATTTGCAGGAGGTATTGCAGCCACAGCACTTGTACAACAAATACAAAGTGCTATCAGTGCTATAGGAGAATTAGGTAGAGCACTTGGACCTTTTGCCCGTGATACTAAGGCAGTAACATCAGCATTGGGATTACAGGGGTCTGCCCAAGAAGCTCAACTTCAACTTATAGAACAAACACAAGGAAAGACAGCAGCATTTAACGCAGCCATGAATTTTATGGCTACACAAATTGGGCAAGAAGGTGTAAATTCACTAAAAAGATTTGGGGAGAACTCAAGACGTATAACTGCTTCATTGACATTGGCGACTACAAAATTTCAGGCATTTGGAGCTTCATTATTAAACTTTATCTTACGAATATCTGGTGCAGAAAAACAACTTAGAAAAGCAGAACAGGAAAGAACTATAAGTTTTGCAGCTTCTAGGGGAGATGAAACAGCAAAGTCTATACTAGCTGAACAAAAAAGAATAGATGCCCTGCCGTCAGAAACAGTTATAGTTCCTACACCTGGCCCATTTGGTGGTATCGTTGGAATACCTAAAGAGATTCGTAGTAAAGAAGCTAAAGATGCACAAGAGGTTTTAGATAAAAGAAGAGCACTGTTTACCGTAAGAGAAAACGAAAGAATAAATTTAGCTAAAATAAACAGTGAACAAGGTGCTCATGTACAAACACTAGAAGAAGAATTTGCATTAGTAAATAGAGTAAATGAATTAGTAAAAGAGGGTAATGAAAAAGGTTTAGCCCAAAAATTAGCAAAAAATGAACAAATAAATAAAAAAGCTATAGAAAATATAAACATAAGACAAGATGAAGTTAAACGAGAACTAGAAGGACTCGATAAAATAAAAAATAAGAATGACGAACAAAAACTTGCAGTTGATGAGCTCAAAGAGAAACAAAAATTCTTAACAGAGGAGTTAGAAAAACAACCTGGGATACTAGACGATATGAATGATAAAACTAAATCCTTACATAGTGAGGTGGATAAAGTAACGGAAGCTTTTAAAGAACTTAGCGTAACAATAGGTGAGGATATTAAAAACGGTATTAAGGGATTAATCAAAGGAACATCTACCCTGTCTGATCTTCTTAATAATGTCGCTGATAAGTTTTTAGACGTAGCTCTCAACCAAGCATTATTCGGTGATATCCTTGGATCGAGCGGTCCAAAAAAAGGTGGTTTATTAGGATTTTTAGGTTTTGCAGATGGTGGCAGACCTCCTGTTAACAGACCCTCAATAGTAGGAGAGAAAGGTCCAGAGCTTTTTGTTCCTAGTAGATCAGGTAAAATTATTCCTAACAATAAACTTGGTAGTGGTGGTAATACAAGTGTTACTGTTAATGTAGATGCTTCTGGTAGTTCAGTAGAAGGTGATGAGTCTAACTCTGAACAGTTAGGACGATTAATCGGTGCTGCTATTCAAGCAGAACTAATTAAAGAAAAAAGACCTGGAGGTTTACTTTCATAATGGCTACTTTTCCTAATTACAACCCTATCTTTCCTGCTACCAAATCAATTAATCCAGGAACAAGAGTTGCTCAATTTAATGATGGCTACCAACACAGAATATCTTTTGGGTTAAATCAAAACCCTCAAACATGGAACTTAACTTTTAATTTGGACGAAGAAGATACATTAGAAGTAGAAACTTTTTTAAATGCACGGGTTGATGATTCAGAATCATTTGATTGGTCACCTCCTGATTCTGCCCTTACCTTTAAATGGGTTGCTACCCCTTACACGAAAGAATTATTTCAACCAGGTCGAAATATTATAAGAGTAACTTTCCGACAAGTATTTGAACCTTAATGACCAGCCCCGTATCTGAACTACAGAAAATAAGTCCTAGTAATATTATCGAACTGTTTCAGCTTGAATTGATAACAGCTATACATGGTTCTAATACTAAGTTTTATTTTCATAATGGTGTAAATACTAATGAAAATTCAGACTTAATTTTTGACGGTAATCAATATACAAGGATGCCAATACAAGCTACTGGTTTTGATCTTTCTTCTAAAAAATTACCTAGACCTCGATTAGTTATTTCTAATACTTTAGGTACTTTTACAACTTTAATATTAACTTTACCTCAAGGATTAGAAGGAGCAAAAGTTACTAGAATCAGAACTTTAAGAAGGTATATTGATAATATTAATTTTACTGGTGGTGATATTCTGCTAGAAGATGGTAATTTTTTACTACAGGAAAATGGAAGTGTTATTGATATGGAATCTGGTTTGAATCCATTTGGCACACCTGATCCCACAGCTACATTTTCTACTAAAGTATTTTCTATCGACAGAAAAGTTACAGAAAATAGAAGCATAATAGAATTTGAATTAAGTGCTAATTTTGATCTTGACGGAGTTCGTTTACCCAAACGTCAGGTATTACCACAGGACTTTCCTGGTGTTGGATCGTTCTTTGCATGATGTGGCAAGATAAAGCGTTAGAACACGCAATACAAGAAGAGCCAAGAGAATCTTGCGGTCTTTTAGTAATTAAAAAAGGTAAAGAAATTTATTATCCTTGTAAAAATTTAGCTTTTGATCCTTCCGATCAATTTATTATTGATGCTGATGATTGGGTAAGAGTAGAAGATGAAGGGGGAGAAATAGTTGCTGTTGTACATAGTCATCCTGTTACAAGTCCAAAACCAAGTGAAGCTGATAAAGTCGCTTGTGAAAAGTCAGGACTTAAATGGTGGATCGTTCAACCTAGTTTAAAGCAATGGGAATCTTTTGAACCTTGTGGATATAAAGCACCATTAATAGGAAGAAAATGGGTATGGGGTGTAACTGATTGTTGGAGTTTATGCAGAGATTGGTATAAAGAAGAATTAGGAATAGAACTTATAGATTGGATCAGACCAAACGATCCAGAGGATTTTATAAAAAATCCAATGTTTGTAGATTGTTTTGCAAAAACAGGTTTTAGAGAATTAAAACAAGAAGAGGATTTAGAAAAAGGAGATTTATTATTAATGTCAATAAGTAGTAGCGGTTTAAATCATATTGGTGTTTACTTAGGAGAGCAAACCGTTTTACATCATTTGCAAAATAGATTATCAAGTCGTGATTTATTAGATGAATGGTTGCTAAAATGCACAGGTAAAAGGATTCGTTATGCTGCGTAAAATTAAGCTATACGGAGAACTTGCAAAGTTTTTAGGTCAAAAGACTTTAGAAGCTGAAGTTCATAGTGCTGGACAAGCTATAAGATTTTTAGTTGTTAATTTTCCTCAATTAGAAGCACATATGGCTGATAGGTATTACAAAGTATTAGTTGGTGATTGGGAAATAAAAGAAGAAGAAATTAATTATCCAAATGGACAAGAAGATATAAGAATAGTTCCTATTGTTGGAGGAGAAGGTGGTAGGGGTACAAGACAATTTTTACTCGGAGCAGCTTTTATTGGAATAGGTATTGCATCTGGAGGTGCTACTTTAGGTGCTGGAGGTTTTACTGGTGTTGGTTTTTTAGGTGGTGCAACTGCTGTAATAGGAAATATTGGTATTGCTTTAGCCTTAACAGGTCTTTCACAAATGTTAACACCTGTGGAAGATATAAAAGAAGAAGAGCAAGATCCTAGAAGGTCATTTAACTTTAGTGGCATACAAAATACCTCAAGGGCTGGTGTTGCTGTACCTGTGATTTATGGACAAACAATGGTTGGCTCAATAGTAGTATCAGCTAATATTGAAAATGAACAGGTAGAAGTATGAAGATTATTGGTTCTGGTGGTAACGGTAAAGGAGGTGGAGGAGGAGGTGGTACTCCCCATGAAGACAAGGATAATTTAGATTCTAAATCGTTTGCCAGAGTTCTTGATCTTATTGGAGAGGGGGAAATAAGTGGTTTAGTTGATGGTGCTAAATCTATATTTTTTAACAACACCCCATTACAAGCTGCTGATGGTTCTTTTAATTTTAAAGATGTAGCATTTGAAACTAGAACTGGAACATCTAGTCAAACTGTAATACCTATAACTAGAAATGTTGCGGTAACAAAGACTGTAGCTCAAGCTGGAACAGCTATTCCTGCTGGTACTGCTGGTAGAGTCATACAAATAACTGACTCAAATGTTGATGCAGTTTCTCTTCAAATAACTGTTCCTGCTTTACAAAAATTTAGTGACGAAGGAGATATTTTTGGAACGTCTGTTGAACTAGAAATACAGGTTCAATATAGTGGAGGTTCTTACCAAACTGTCCTATCTGGTAATAGAGGCACAATATCTGGAAGAACTCCCGATCCATATATAAGAGATTATCTTGTAAACCTTAACGGTGCATTTCCTGTAAATATTAAAGTAAAACGAATTACAGCAGATAGCACAACATCAAAATTGCAGAATGATATTCAATTTAACACCTATGTAGAGATTCAATATGATCAAAGAAGTTATCCTAATAGTGCTTTAGTTGGTTTAAAAGTAGACGCAGAACAATTTACTTCTATTCCCTCTCGTAAGTATTTAGTAAAGGGTACAAAAGTTAAAATCCCACATAACGCAACAGTTAATGCTGATGGCAGTCTTTCTTATACAGGAACATTTAATGGAACGCTAGGTGCTGCACAATTTACAAGCGATCCAGCCTGGTGCTTATATGATCTCATCACATCCTCAAGGTACGGGCTAGGTGCTCATGTTAATGAAACTGACATAGATAAATTTAGTTTTTTTGCAGCTTCAGTCTATTGCTCACAACAAGTTGATGATGGTACAGGAACAGGTGCTACAGAGCCTCGTTTTTCCTGCAATGTAAATATTAATAATCAACAGGAAGCTTATAACGTAATAAACCAAATGGCTTCTGTATTTAGAGCAATGCCATACTATGAAGCTGGTAGTTTAACTATTACACAAGATTCACCAAAAGATTCCAGTTATTTGTTTACACTTGCAAATGTACTTGAACCAGGATTTACCTATTCAAATGTCAGTCAAAGACAAAGACCTACAGTTGTAGTGGCAAAATATTTAGATTTAGAGCTACGAGATATAAATTACGTTGAAGAAATAGATACCGCAAACCAAGCAAGGTACGGCTCAGTTGTCCGAAATATCAATGCTTTTGCCTGTACATCAAGAGGTCAAGCTGCACGATTAGCAAAATGGGTTCTCTATATGAGTAATGTGGAGCGTGAAGTTGTGACATTTACTACTTCTGTTGATGCTGGGGCAGTTGTTAGACCAGGACAGATTATTGAAATAGCTGACCCTGTTCGTAGTGGAGAAAGAAGAGGTGGTCGAATTGTTTCAGCAACAACTAATTCTGTAACTGTAGATGACGCTACTGGATTAGCAGTTGAAGGTGGATCTACTTTAAGTGTTGTTTTACCAGATGGTTCAGTAGAGCAAGTAACAGTAGCAGGAATTACTAATAAAGTTTTTAGTCTTGGGCAACATTTTTCTACTGCCCCAAATCCAAATAGTGTTTGGGTATATGAAACAAATAGTATTCTTACTTCTACTTGGCGAGTATTAGAAGTTCAAGAACAAGATAGAACTAATTATGTCGTAACAGCTAGTGAATATAATGCTGGTAAATATAATCATATTGAAAATGGCATAACTTTACCAGTAAGGGATGTTACTAATTTAGATGTACCTCCTCCTGCTCCATCTAATGTTACAGCTACAGAAGTTATTTACGAAAATACCGGAATAGCAAGAGTAAAAATTGTTGTTAGCTGGACAGGTACTTCGGATACACACTATATTCGTTATAGATTACAAAATGGAAACTACGTTTCAAGAACTGTTGATAACTCAAAAAGTTTTGAAATATTAGATACTATTGCTGGTAATTATCAGATTGAAGTTTATAGCGTTAGTTCATCTGGTTTACGATCTTCTACTTTTAATACTCCTCAAAGTCCATTTTTCGTAGCAAATGGTAAAACTGCTGCTCCATCTAATGTTAGTGGTGTTAGTTTGTTACCTATAGATGAAACAAGTGCAATATTAAGTTGGAATCGTGCCACAGAACTTGATGTGTTGTTGGGAGGAAAAACCCTAATAAGACATTCTAGTAAAACGACAGGTGCACAATGGAAAGATGCACAAGAAATTGTTGTTGCAGCAGCAGGAAACCAAACACAAAAAATCGTACCATTATTAGCTGGAACGTATTTAATTAAATTTGAAGATGATGGAGGAAGAGAAAGTCCTGCACCTGGATCAAATGATAGTGATTGGAATAATACTAGAGTTACAACTAATCTTCCTGCACCATCTGAAAGACTTCTTGTTGGTAATATTGATGAACATACACCTAATTTTGCTGGTTCAAAAACAAATACAGTTTATGATGCCAGCTTAGATGCCTTAACTCTTTCTGTTAGCAGTAATGCAGTTTCCACATCTGGAGAATATTCGTTTTCAAGTTCAATAGATCTTACACAAGCTTACGATGTTAATTTACAAAAAGTATTAGAAGCATCTAGTTTTAACTTAAATAATTTATGGGATGACAGAACTGATCTAATTGATTCTTGGGGTTATATAGATCAAGTTGGTGGGGCTACTGAAGCAACTAAATGTAATGCTGCCGTTTATGTAAGGTCAACAAATGATAATCCCTCTGGTTCTCCTACATGGAGTGCTTACAAAGAATTTAGTAATGTTTTAATAACAGGAAGAGCTTTTCAGTTTAAAGCAATATTAACAAGTAATGACACAAACCAAAATATAGCTGTAAGTAAATTAGGTGCTAAATTAGAATTACAAGGAAGAACAGAAAGTATTTCAACTCCAGTAACTACTGGATCATCACAATACACTGTTTCTTTCACAAATCCATTTAAGCAAACCCCAACTGTAGTAGTGACTCCGACCAATCAACAATCTGGAGACTTCCACGAACTTGCTAATATAAGCAGGACAGGTTTTAAAGTCACATTTAAAAATGAAAGTTCGGCAGTTGCAAGATCATTTGTATGGGCTGCATCAGGTTTTGGTAAAGAGGTTACATAAATGAGTAATACATCAGATTATAATTTAGCTAATCAAGTTGGTTCTTCATTTAGAACCGAACTAAACAACGTATTAGGAGATGTACAGTCTTTAAATAGTGGTGGATCAGATCCTACAACTACTGTTGCTTATAAAATATGGGCAGATACTACAACAAACTTATTAAAGATTAGAAATAGCTCCAATAATGGTTGGTTAGTTTTAGGAAGCTTAAATGATGCTGCACATACTAATAATTTTGGATTAGCAACAAAAGCATCTCCAGATTTCATAGGCACAGTAGATTCTGCTGGAGATATTGTAATGGGAGGTACAGGAGTTTTAAAGTTGCCTAGTGGAACGACTGCTCAAAGACCTACAGCAGCAACAGGACAAATAAGATTTAATACAACAACTGTAGAGTTTGAAGGATATAACGGATCTGCATGGGGTGGGTTGGCTTCTGGAGTGCCTGTCGGAACAATCCTTGCCCATGCAGCTAATACACCTCCATCAGGATTTTTAGAATGTAACGGATCGAATATTAGTAGATCAACTTATGCAACATTATTTTCAACAATAGCAACAACATTTGGTGTGGGTGATGGCTCGTCAACTTTTGCTTTACCTGATTTGAGAGGACAATTTATCAGAGGTTGGGCTAATACTGGAAGTACAGATGCAAGCAGAGTTTTTGGATCATCACAAACAGATCAAAACAAAAATCATAGTCACACAACAGATTCTCATAACTTAACTGGTAGCGTTTCACATTTATCTGCAACATTGGCACAAAACCCTGGTTCAGCAAGTGGTGTTTTTTCTAAAGGCACAACTCAAGCTGCTACAGGTGCTCCTTCTGGAGGCTCTGGTTCTGCTTCAGCTTTAAACTTTAGTGGATCTCATACTCATACAGTATCTAGTAGTGGTGGCGGTACTGAAGTTAGACCTACTAACATTGCTCTTATGTACATAATCAAGTTTTAATTATGACAAATAAAAAGATAACCGAATTTACAGAGCTAACAGCACCAGCGAGTACTGATGTTCTACCGATTATTGACGCAAGTGATACAAGCAATAAAAAGATAAGTTATGCAAATTTATTAAGCAAAGCACCTAATGGATCTGCTTCTGCTCCATCCTTTAGCTTTAATTCAGACAATAATTCTGGAATAAGCGGTGGATCAGATACCTTAACTTTCAGTACTGCTGGAGTCGGCAGAATGTCTATTAGTTCTGCTGGTCTTGTTAATATTCCTGGTGATTTAACAGTAGGAGGTACAACAACTACGATAAATACTGCAAATCTTGATGTTGAAGATAAAAATATTACTATCGGAAAAGTCTCAACACCTAGCGATACGACTGCTGATGGAGGAGGTCTTACTCTAAAAGGAGCTTCAGATAAAACTTTTAATTGGTTAAATGCTACTGATTCATGGACAAGTAGTGAGCATTTATCTGTTTCTGGTCAAAAAGAGATTAGATATTTAGATGCTGATTCATCACATTATGTAGGTTTTAAATCTGCAGCTACAGTATCTTCCAATCTTATCTGGACTTTACCAGCTTCAGATGCAAGTGTAAGTGGATATGTGTTATCAAGTAATGCAAGCGGAGTCTTATCTTGGGTACAACCAGGTCAAAGTGCTAGTCCTGACTTTACTGGTACGTTAACTCTTACTGATGATGGAAATATAAGAGGATTTGCTTCCTTGCAAGCTACTTATACTGGCTCAGTAAAAACTTTTACAGTTACAGTAGCAAGTAAAACAGCAGCTCATAGATATAACGGAAGTGGATCTGGTAATGGATATTTAATAGATGGGAAAGAAGCACCATTTTTAATTCTCACACCTGGTAGGACCTATAAATTTGACCAATCAGATAATAGTAATAGTGGGCATCCATTACGTTTTTATCTTGATGCAGATAAAAATACTGCATATACAAGTAATGTCACAACAAACGGAACTGCTGGCTCTAGTGGAGCATATACTCAAATATTTGTAGCTGATAACGCTCCAATGATTATTCATTATGCTTGCACAAACCACGCATTGATGGGTAATGGTATTCAAACTAATTCAGCAACAGCTACAGGTACTTTGTTGTCCAGCCTAACTGTAAGCGGAGATATCTTAATGACAGGAACAGGAGCTATTGATATAGCTGCTGGAACAACTGCACAAAGACCAGGATCGCCCAATTCTGGAATGATTCGTTTTAATACAACAACAACATCTTATGAAGGATATAACGGCAGTAGTTGGGGTGAATTAGGTGGTGGTGGTATAAGTAACGTAGTTGAAGATACTTCACCACAGCTAGGCGGTGACCTACAGAGTAATGGTAACGATATTGACTTTGCTGATAATGATAAAGCAATATTTGGAACAGGGTCAGATTTAGAAATTTATCACGATGGTAGTAATTCTTATCTTAAAGAAGTTGGAACTGGATCATTATTAATATGGTCAACTGGTAGTGAAATTAAATTATTAGGAGGATCTGGCGGTGAAACATTAGCTGATTTTAATGTCGATGGAGCAGTAGAACTATATTACGACAACAGTAAAAAGTTTGAGACAGTTACAGGTGGAGCTACAATTACAGGAGTTTGTACAGCAACTTCTTTTGCTGGTGATGGATCAGCATTAACTGGTATTGCTGCAGGATCAACTACCTCTGTTTTTGAAAATCCCAAAGTATTATCAGGCAATCATACAATAAACTCTAACAATAATGGTTTGGTTGCTGGAGAGTTTTCTGTTGGTAGCTATACTTTAACTATACCTTCGGGCAGTACTTTTGTTGTAGTCTAATGCCAGTATCAATCAACGGAAATACAGGAGTAAT